GACGCGCCGCGCCTTCAAGAAGGGCGGAAAGGTCATCGAGAAGTGCGAGGGCGGCCCCACCGCCGTGCGCGCCGACCGCAAGCAGCGCAAGCAGCGCAAGGCTGGCGGCCGCTCGCTGGTCACTGACCTGATCAACCGCAACGACAAGAAGGCGAACAAGGCCCGCGAAGGCGGCGACGCGCATACCGGCGGCTACGCCAAGGGCGGCAAGACGTCCCGTTATTACGAGACGGTGAAAGACCACGACCGCTGGGACGAAAGCAAAGAGAAGTGGATGCCTCGTACCAAGCGTCGCCTGACCGACGAGGGCGAGATGAAGTTCGGCCCCGGCGGCAAGCCGTCAGACGCCGACAACCCCGATAAGTTTCGGCCGGGCGAGTTCAAGCGCGGCGGCGACGTCGATCAGGACAAGAAGCTCGTCAAGAAGGCGTTCGCCCAGCACGACAAAAACATGCACGGCGGCAAGCACGAAGAGCTGAAGCTGAAGAAGGGCGGCCCCGCCAAGAAGCAGTACGGAGGGTCGGCCAAGAAGCCCATCCCCGGTGACGCCCCGACGCGCGGCCCTGATGGCGGATCGCAGGCAACTGGTGAACCGTATCAGAATATCGACGAACTTATGAAAGCCAAGGGTATCGGCAAGAAGCGCGGCGGCGGTACCTACTTCGGCGGCACCCGCCCGACGGGCGGCCGCATGCCGAAGGCTGATGGTGGCAAGAGCGACGAAGATTATTGGACGTATAAGGCGGCATCCAAGACGCCGGAATTGGAAGAGGCGATCAAAGCCAAGGCCATTCATCCGAAGACTACGGAGGATGATTGGGCAAAACTGTCACCCGGCATGCGTCGCGAAATTCTTCGCAGCGCGCAGCGCAAGGGCCGCAAGGCTGGCGGCCGCACCAAGGGCAAGACCAACATCATCATCTCGGTCAATGCGGGCAAGCCGCAGGATCAGCAGGCGATGATGCCCAAGATGCCGACGCCCTCGCCGTTGCCGGTGCCTCCGGTGGCCCCGCCCCCGATGGGCGCGGGCGCGCCACCCCCGATGCCGCCGATGCCGCCGCCGGGCTTGGCTGGCGGCCCGCCGCCTCCTCCGGGCATGCCGCCGATGCCGCGCAAGCGCGGCGGTCGCGCCTACAAGTCCTACAAAGACATGGACGCGGGAGCCCTGAGCGGCATGGGCCGCATGGAGAAGACCGAGATCGAGCACGGCAAGCGTGTGGGTCGCCTGTCGGGCGGCCGCGCTCGATCCTACAAGGACATGGACGCGGGCGCGTTGGGCGGCATGGGCCGCATCGAGAAGACCGCGATCCAGAAGCACAAGAGGTAATCGCTGGCCGGCGACCGGGACGCTGCGACGGCTCCTCACGGCGCAGCGTCCCACCCCGGCCACTGGGAGGAGCCAGTGACATTCGACACGAGGATTGGCCGCAAGTTCGGCGTGCTGATCAATGAACGCATGGCCGCCAGCACGCACAACGTGATGAACGGGACCATGGCCGAGCGCGACTACGCTCGGGAGACAGGGCGCTTCCAAGGCCTCCGCGAGGCGCTCGAAATCTATGAGGAAGCGGAGGCAATCATCAAAGGCGCAGAGAGGAGCTGACATGCCACAGATGGCGATGAAGCACGACAACGACCCGAAGAAGGAGTTGTTCGCCACGCTTGGCGACACGTCCGGTGTCGATGTCTTCAACAACGCGGTTTTGGTCGCGATTTACGTGCGACCCAACCGGACCAAGTCGGGAATTTTCCTGACGGACAACTACACTTCCGAGGACCGCATTCAAGGCAAGGCGGGCCTCGTCGTGAAAAAGGGACCCCGCGCCTTCGTGGACGAGCGCGGCGAGTGGTTCGCCGACGCCGACATCAACGAAGGCGACTGGGTCATCTTTCGGCCCAGCGACGGCTGGGCCATCAACGTCAACGGCGTCGCCTGCAGACTGATCGACGATACGGCGATCAGGGGCAAGGTCGATCAGCCTGACCGGGTATGGTGAGGACATCATGAGCACTGAAAACGAAGAAGTTGTCATCGAGGACAGCGACACGCCGAAGGAAGTAACGCTTGACGAGGGCGTCGATGACCTGAAGCAGCGGCTGGAAGCGGCCGAGGCGCGCGCCAAGGCGGCGGAAGAGGCGCGTCACAGCGCCGAACTGGCGGCTCACGAGGCGCGCGGCACGGTGCAGGAGACGAACCTGCAGCTCGTGGCGAACGCCATCGACACGTTGCGCCAGAGCAACGAGATCGCCAAGGCGAACTACAAGGCGGCGATGGCGAACGGCGACTACGACGCCGCCGCAGGCTATCAGGAGGACATGGCGACCCACGCCGCCAAGCTCCTGCAGCTTGAGCAGGGCAAGCAGGCGCTGGAGACAGCTCCGCAGCCCGTGATGCCGGTGGCGCGCTCGTCCGACCCCGTGGAGGCGTTCGCGTCCCAGCTCTCGTCGCGCTCGGCCGAGTGGGTGCGCAAGCATCCGCAGTTCGTGACCGATCCGCGCCTGAACCAGAAGATGATCGCAGCGCATAACATGGCCGTGGCCGACGGCCACGCCGCCGACAGCGACGACTACTTCGCCACCGTCGAGGGGCTGCTGGGTGTCCGCAAGGCCGCCACAGTCGAAGAGCCGCTGTCGTCTGCCTCGCGGCGCTCGACGCCGCCGCCCGCCGCGCCCGTTTCTCGCGAAACGCGCGGCGGCAACGTGGTCCGTCTCACCGCCGAAGAGCGCGAGATGGCCGAAATGATGAAGATGACCCCCGAGGAGTACGCGAAGAACAAGGTCGCGCTCAAGAAGGAAGGACGGATGCACTGATGGACACCCTGCCCCAGACTGGCGGCCGCCGCCGCCGTTCGCGCCGCGTCGAAGAGACGGAAGAGACGGTCGTGGAAGCGACTCGCCCGGAGATGCGCCCCGCCCTGCGCGACGACGACCCCCGCGCCGCCGCAAAACGTCGTACCGCTGAAATCCTCGGCCATCTTGGCGGCATGGATGAAGGTGTCGACGAGTTCTACTTTTCCCCCGATCAGGTTCCCGATGGGTGGACCTATGAGTGGAAGCGCCGCACGATCATGGGGCAGGAAGACCCCGCGTATCAGGTTGCGCTTGCCCGCACGGGTTGGGAGCCGGTGCCGTCGCGCCGTCACCCGGAGATGATGCCCGCCGGCTGGAAGGGCGACACCATCGAACGCAAGGGCATGTTACTGATGCAGCGGCCCCGAGAGATCACGGAGCGTGTCGAGGAACTGGACCTGCGGAAGGCGCGCAACCAGATTAAGGCCAAAGAGCAGCAGCTCAATGCCGCCCCGCCGGGCACGATGGAGCGGGAGTTCTCAGACCCCCGCACGAGGCCGACGATCAAGAAGAGCTTTGAGGCGATGCCCATCCCGAAAGATGATTAGGGGACCGTCTCTCCGTCTGAGGGGGCCTTCGGGCCCCCTTTTTCGTTGTCATCTTGTCAAGTTGAATACTTCGTCTCTCCTAGCGCATTATGGGAATGGCCTCCCCGGTGTGAGGCTTCAATTTTACCGGCTCTTGCGACGTCTCGGGACGCCTGCGGACCTTCCTTCACAAAGGAGTTTCCGACATGGCGAATACGAATGCGCCTTTCGGTTTCCGTCAGTACTACGGCGGCTCGGGTGGCGCTCCCACCTTTGCCCAGTCGACCCGCCTGATCGCGTCCACCGACACCACCGCGATCTATTCCGGCGATCCGGTGATGCCGGTCGTCTCCACCGCCAACGGCTACATCACGCAGGCTGCTGCGGGCACCACGACGCTCGCGGGCATCTTCGTCGGTTGCAAGTACCTCTCGGTGTCGCAGAAGCGCACTGTGTGGAACAGCTACTGGCCGGGCAGCGACGCCTCGGGCGACGTCGAGGCGTACATCATCGACGATCCGAACGCGCAGTTCGTCGTCATGGGCAACAGCACGACCTTCAACATCACGGGTTCGCTGACCACGGTCACCAGCTCGAAGGTTGGGCAGTACGCCCAGTTCGCCATCGGCACCGGCAATGCCAGCACCGGCCAGTCCGGCGCGTACCTGAACAGCGCGGGCACCACGGTGACCTTCCCGTTCATCGTGCGCGGCCTGATCGTCGCCCCGCCGGGTTCCGACGGCGCTGATCCGACTACGGCCTACAATCAGGTCATCGTCGGCTTCAACAACGAGTGGCTGCGCTCGAATGGCGCTGGCCCCACTGGTATCAGCTAAGGAGTAATGACCAATGGCTGTTAATCTTTCCGCCATCAAGGACTTGCTCCTCCCCGGCCTGCGTGGTGTCGAGGGCAAGTACGAGATGATCCCGTCTCAGTACGACAAGATCTTCACCAAGCACGACTCGAAGATGGCTCTCGAACGCACCGCCGAAATGCGGTACCTCGGGCTCGCCCAGCTCAAGACCGAAGGCGGCCAGACCGCCTTCGACAACGCCGCCG